CAATCCGGGCAGTACGGTTTATGACATAACACCAGCAGGACTGACATCAGGTTCAGAGGATGCACTAATAAATCTAGCGTATGGTGGTGGTTATTATGGAACTTCCTACTATGGCAGAGAACCTAAAACTTCAGGTGTTTACGCAGAAGCGACATCATGGGCATTAGACACTTGGGGTGAGTACCTTCTAGCGTGTTCGTCCGAGGATGGAGAGATTTACGAGTGGCAACTCGATACAGCAGTGCTTCCTACAGCATTGACAAACGCACCAGTATCGAATGTATCTATGTTAGTGACAGAAGAAAGATTTGTATTTGCCCTCGGAGCAGGTGGTAATCCACGAAAGGTTCAATGGTGTGATAAGGAAGCAAACACCGTTTGGACACCAGCAGCGACCAACGAAGCAGGTGATATGGAGTTACAGACAACTGGACAGATTATGTGTGGTGTACGAGTCAAGGGAAGAACACTTATCCTAACAGATAACGATGCTCACACAGCGACCTATATCGCTCCACCATTCGTCTATTCATTCGAGAGAGTAGGAACAGCATGTGGTGTGGCATCAAGAAAAGCACTTGTGGCAGTTGACGATGGTGCATTTTGGATGGGCAAGAAAGGATTCTATACATACGATGGTTCATCAGCTAAACAATTGCCTTGCGAAGCCTTGGATTATGTCTTCGATGACATCAACACTTCCCAAATAAGTAAGGTCTTTGTAGTTCATAATTCACAACATGGAGAGATATGGTGGTTCTATCCTAGTGCAGACAACCTCGAAAACAACAGATATGTTGCACTAGATTATAAGGAAGGACATTGGAGTGTAGGTGTTCTGGAGAGGACAACAGGTGTTGACCAAGGGGTGTTCGATAGACCAATATGGGCAGATGATGATGGTAATTTATACAATCAAGAGACAGGATACACCCATAATGGTTCAAGCAAACCTTTTGCAGAATCAGGTTCAATTAGTCTAGGAAATGGTGACCAAATCATGCGAGTAACCAATCTTATACCTGATGAAAAGACACAAGGAGATGTTGAGGTGACGTTCAAAACTAGATTCTACCCAAATGATACAGAAACAACACATGGTACTTACACTCTAGGTAATCCTACAGACGTTAGATTCTCAGGTAGACAGCTAAGAATGAAGATTCAAGGTGCAGAAAATAACGATTGGAGGTCAGGAATTATGAGAATAGAAGCTAGAACAGGGGGTAGACGATGAGTGCACCACATCCACCACCACCTTTAGGAGATAAGTGGAAGAGTTGGGCAGAAAGTATGAACTCTTTCTTAGTAAAATCAATGGATAGGCTACGTTTTAAAACATCTGAAGATTCAGCAGCAGAGGATGGTATTTTGATGTGGGATGCAGAAGAAGAATGTCCAGTAGTATCAAAAGATGGAGCTTGGATAAAAATACAATTAGACCCATGAGTATGCAAGATGAATTATTAAAATGTAGGAAGTGGATACAGTCTGCACTTGATAAAGGTGGAGATACCCATGACTTTGTTGACATTGTAGATGGCGTGATGAGTGGTCACATGCAACTGTGGAGTGGTGAAAGAGGGTGTGCAGTAACAGAGATTTTAGTGTATCCTAATAAGAAAATTTTACATGTCTTCCTAGCAGGTGGGGAAAATGGTCATGGAATTAAACAAATTACCGATATGCACGATGATGCTATTGAGTGGGGAAAAGCTCAAGGATGCAAGGGGATGTCTATAACTGGTAGAGCAGGTTGGAAGAAGGTACTTGAACCGAGAGGATGGAAACAGAATTTTACCGTATTAACAAAGGAGCTTTGATATGAGTAAGGGTGGTAGCGAAACACAAACAACAGAAATTCCTGATTGGCTTAAAGGGCCGGCAATAAGGAACTTACAAAGAGCTGAAGATGTACAACGAATACCTTACATGCCATATAGAGGGCCGGATGTAGCAGGATTTAATCCAACTCAACAAGCTGCTATGGGAACTAATATAGATACAGCGAGAGCATTTGGGTTGCTTGGAGATAATTATTTAAACCTAACACCCTTGAGTGGTATGCCTGAGCCAACTGAATTTGCAGGTGGTTGGTCGGGATATAGTTCTATGCCACTTTATGACCAAGCCTTAGAAGAAACGAAAGCGAAACAACCAGAAGCATGGGAACAATATCAAGCGTTGTATGGAGCTAATGTGCCTACACAAAGAGATACACCTGTGAGTAATGGAGGTGGAGGTGGTGGTGGAGCAGGTGGTGGAGCGAATGATGGATGGGCAGGTGGCAATGTGATGGGTCACACCGCTTATGCATCAGCAGAAGATGCTATGGCAGCAGGTGATTACTGGTCTGCGTATAGAAAAGACCATCAACAATGGAGAGATAATCAAGGTATTTATGCTGGTGGTAAAGGTAAACAACCGGGTCAGTCTGATACAGATTATCCGGGAAATCCAGATTTAGGTATACGCTCTGACCAAAACCAACTAGAAGCTATGGGTATGGGAGGTGATAATACCACTACAACTCCGGATTATAATTATCCTAATATTCATGAAGATGAGCCTATAGGCACTACAACTCCAGTTAATGACCCACAAATGGGTTCAGGTTTAGATTTTTTATCTACTGCTACACCAAATACAAATGTAGTATCAACAGCAGACCAAGGGATTCCTTGGCTTCAAGGTGGAAGTACCACTCAAGGTAGTTATAATCCAGACCCACAAATGGGTTCAGGTTTAGATTTTTTAAATACTTATAACCCAGACGAAAAAAAAAAAATTGATATGACAACTAGTCAAACTACTACACCTTCCAACGACCAAATTTCTTACCAATATGGTGAAGGAGATATGTCAGGACTGGGTGACACTACACAATATCAAACACCCATTGACAAAATAATTACCCTTCAGCAGACTAATCCAGTAATGGCAGAATTAGTAACAAAAGGTGTAGTATCTATAGATGATGTACCAATTCAACAAGTGAGTCCTTTTGGTAAGACTGTAGGTAATATGACTTATCCTGTTCCTGATAATGAGTTAGATATTTTTAGTGGTGGTAATCCTGATGCTTATTTAGATAGTCTAAAGGTAAATGCTGGTGTAGACCCAATTGTTCAAGACTCACTTGCAAATCAAGTAGCAGCAGGTATGAGCAAAAATTTAGCTGATGTAGTGAAATTAACACAAGGTATTCAAGGTGGATATGGTAACCCTGACGAAAATTACACTTTAGAGGAACTAACTGCTGGTATGAACGCAACACAACCATACAATAACCCCTTACTAGATTCAAAAGGTTATACACCAGATGTTCCACCATCAGTTTTGGGTGCTACTCCTATGCAATTTAATCAATCTGGAGTGATAGATGGTCTTGTTAATGTAGATAAAACTGGAATATCTGGTCTGGGTGGTCAAGCAGCACTTGATACAACTCTTATTGGGGAAAATGCACCAATGCCAGAGATTCCTTTAGATGCACAAATAGCTGCTTATAATCAGTTGCTTCTAGAACAGGAGGCAGCAAAACAAGCAGCAATACAAGCAGCAATAGAAAATACTACGACAGTGTATGAACCAAGACCACCAGTGGTAACAGTAACTCCTCCACCAGTGAATACAACTCCACCACCTGTATCAACCACAACTTTACCTTGGACACCACCAGTGGCTTCACCCCCACCAGTGGTAACAGTAACTCCTCCACCTCCACCTCCACCACAAGAAGATGAATATGAAACTGGTAATGTAGGTGATAGTGGTGCTAGTCATGGAGGAACAGGATTTACATATAGCACACCGATAACAAATAGTGGAGTTAGTTATTACGGATTATGATGAATAAATTAAGGAGATAAGATAATGGCAGGACTTCCAGCAACTGGACAAACAGGCACTACAACGCCATTGCCACCGATAGGTAGTGGAAATACCTTAAATGGACTGACTCAATACCAACCACAATCCAGAGCAGAGGCAACTGCTGGATTGGATTATGCTTTCCAAGGTGGTCACATTGATGATGCACAAAGGCAACAAATGCTTGGTCAGTTTGATACGATGCAGTGGCAACAACCAGCACTTCCTGCATTTACAGGACAAGACTTTGCACAAAATATAGGACGTCAGATTGTTGGTCTAGATACTCCTTGGGCTACAGATAGTTCTCAGTTCTTAGCAGCAGATGTTAATAAAGATGGAAAAATAAATAGTTCTGATATGACTGACCATTTAAGATACGCTGCTGGTCTAGAAGACCCCAGTCAAACATACAATTATAATCAACTTGCTACAGCTATCAAACCTAAGAGTGCAGGTAGAGGAGAGACTGCTGAAGAGTATGCAGCAAGAGATGATGTAAAACTATATAACCAAAGAATCAATGCAGCACCAGCTCAAACAGGTGAGCAAGTATATAACGAGTGGCTAAAAAATAATCCACAACCAGTAGAACCAACACCTCCACCAGCAGGAACATTCACTCCAGCTCAACAAGCTCTTCTCGACCAAGCAGGTTGGAGTGAATTTAAAGAACCTAGTAGGGGTGATGCAGAAACACAAGCAGCACAACCATACTCTCCAACTAAAGGAATTATTGACTATTTAGGTTCAACTGATGGAAGCACCATTGGTTCAGGTGGAGGTGGTCTTGGTGCAAACCTAGAAGCTACTAAAGCACAAGCAGGTTACGGTTCTATTCCAGAGGGTGTTCTAGGAGCAAAACAAGCAGAATTTGAAGCAGCTACTAAAGCACTGGAGGCAGAAAAACAAGCAATACAACAAGCCCAATACGAGAAACAGAGCCAACAAACAGATTATGGTACTGGTTGGGGAAAAAAGGATGGAGTAAAAACACAACCAGTAATAGCAGAAGGTCATCCATTTGCTAAAACTGCTGGAGACGATACAACTCCAGATTGGATTTCAAGAAATCCCCACAATGTAAACATGCAATTGAGAGAATCAAAAACCTTTACAAACCCAGATACAGGCGAAACATTCTCTGGTGACCCTGCTCAGTTTTCCTTAAAAGGAGAAGAGTCTTGGTTACCACTCGAAAACTGGCAGAAGACGGTTGAGCCATTTTATTCCATTCCACCAAAGAAAGCAGCACCAAAATATTCCGACACAGTTCCAGATTGGATGACAAAAATTGAGCAACCAACCAACCAACTACGGACTATGGATGTAAGACATGATACTTTCACAAATCCAGAAACAGGAGAGACTTTTGTGGGTGATATGAGGGATTATCAATCAAAGTTTGGAGCACCTGATGCCAAAACTGGTTACACACCAGCTCCAGAACCAACTGCTGAGCAAAAGAGACAACAAGAAGAAGCTCTTCAAAAACAGATGGCAGGTGCAATGAATTATAGCCCTGACTCACTTGG